AGAATTGGATTTGATTCAAATACTGGACATAGATGGACAGTTGTAAAAGATTCAGGTGCGTCTGTAGCAATAGTAGCAGACACAGTTGGTGGTGAAGTAGCTTTAACTTCAGCAGGTACAACAGATAACGATGGTGCATCAATTCAAAAAAATGAAATTTTTGCAGTGCAATCAGGAAAAGATTTATGGTTTGAAGCAAAAGCTAAATTATCTGATGCTGACCAGATGGATTTTTGCATAGGTTTTACAGTTAACTTTGCAACTAATCCAGAAGCTATGTTATCAGCAGCTGATAGAATTGTATTTCAAGTAGACGATGGGGATGCTTCTATTCTTTGTAAAACTGAAAAAGATGGTACAGAAACTTCAACTGATTCAGGTATTGATTTTGCAGATGCTACTTATAGAACATTAAGTATTAGAGTTCAAAGCACTGGCAAAGTTGATTTCTTTATAGATAGAAGTTTAGTTGCTACACACACAACTAATATTCCTGATGATGAAAATTTAACTATTGCAGCTATGTCAATTTCAGGAGATGCCACAGGAACTAAAGCAACAACTTTAGATTATATGTTTGCAGCTTCAGATAGATAAGGAGATAAATTATGGGTTTACAACTACAAGTTAAAACCTTTAAACCAGCAGCAGCCTCAACGACAAGTGTGGCAGCTGCTCAAACTCTTGGAGGAGCTGGTAATATGTCACTTGCTACAGCAGCTGGTACTGGAGCTTATGCAGGAACAAATGTAGGTTCTACTATAAGTTTGACTTCTACTGGAAACATATCTGCAAGAACATTTACTGTGACTGGAACAGATGCCTCTGGTTCAACTATTACGGAAGATATAACTGGTCCTAATAATACTACAGTTACTGGTAGTGTGTTCTTTTCTACTGTTACACAAATAGCAGTAGATGGAGCAGTTGGGACAAACACTTCTGCTGGTAATGGTGCAGACACAGTTGGAGCTATATTTACTGGAGCAACAAGAGTTAAAGGTGCACAGATTACAACAGGAGGAACTGTAGCAGACATAAGTTTTAAAGAATCTTCTCAAACAGGTACAACTAAATTTTTCTACACTGTAGCTACAACTACAAAAGATTATATTGAACCTTATATACCTGATGATGGTATTTTGTTTAGAGAAGGTGCTTTTATAGATTTGCCTTCAGGTAGTGTTGTAAGTGCAACAGTATACTATGGATAAATACACAGCAGAGCTTCTTAGTTTTAAAAATGGTGGTATGCCACCAAAAACCAAGAAGTATTTTAGGTCTACAGAGTCTGGAGCAGGAATGACTCAAAAAGGTGTTGAAAAATATCGAAGAGACAATCCTGGTTCCAAACTCAAGACTGCTGTGACAGAAAAAAAACCAAGCAAGTCTAGACAAAAAAGAAGAAAGTCTTATTGTTCTAGAAGTAAAGGACAAATGAAAATGCACAATATAAATTGTAAAAAAACACCTAAAAAAAGAATATGTGCAGCTCGTAGACGATGGAGATGTTAAATGAAATTATCAGACAATTTTTCTTTAGATGAATTTACTAAATCACAAACAGCTTTACGAAATGATATTGATAATACTCCTAACAAAACTCAACTTAATAATCTTAAAGCTCTTTGTACGAATATATTACAGCCGATACGGAATTATTTTCTTATGCCTGTTATTGTATCTTCTGGTTTTCGTTGCACTGCTCTTAACAAGATGATTGGGGGAAGTTCTTTCTCACAACATACAGAAGGAAAAGCAGCAGACATCGAAATATTTGGAGTTAAAAATGATGAACTGTCAGACTGGATTCATACAAATTGCTCTTATGACCAATTAATTTTAGAATTTTATGATGGTGTAAATCCTAATTCAGGTTGGGTTCATGTTTCTTTTTGTTCTGAAAAAAATAGATATGAATATAAACAAGCTACTAGAAATAAAGAGGGAAGAGTGGTATATACTTTAAGATGAGTATTAGTCGTAGTCAAATGAGGCAACAAATATCTAAGCCTCCTCAGAAAAAAAAATGGACAAGAAAAAGAAAAGCTAGTATAAATTGTGCTAAACCTAAAGGATTTAGCGAAAGAGCTCATTGTGCAGGAAGAAAAAAACGAAAGTCTAAAACACGATAGAGAAGTTATTGAAGTAAAAGATTTTGTTAACGACAGAGTATGTGAATTATTAGAACATACTATATTATTTAGAAAAACTCATATATTCGGACACAACTCAAATGATAATGATAAAAATTATTTTTACTATGTAAAATTTGAAGATGATTGGTTTTTAATAAATTATCTAATAAATGAAATTTGTTTTACTTTAAACTTTAAAAAACTTGATGTAGAAAGAGTATACAGTAATATTCAATATCCTGGTCAAATAAGTGATTGGCATACTGACCATGCAGACGATAGAGCAAGAACTGCGTTAATTATGTTAGGACCTACATTACCAGAGGGAGTAGGAACTTTTCAAACAGAACATCAAAACATAAGTTTTGAAAGAGGTAAATTATTGTTTTTTAAAAGTAGAATATTACACAGAGCCTTGTCTGGTAACAATCCACACATACCTAGAATAACATTAGCTCTTAAATGTTTTTTACCAGAGTAGACACAACCCTTGTCAATCTCTATACTATATATAGAGGTGTACTATGACAAAATTATGTCCAAGAGGCAAAGCAGCTGCTAAAAGAAAATTTAAGGTTTACCCAAGTGCATATGCAAATGCGTATGCATCTAAAATATGTGCTGGAAAAATTAAAGACCCAAGTGGTGTAAAAAGAAAAGATTTTAAAGGTCCTAAACCAGTTGCAACTGGAGACTTTATAGATACACACGAAGTTATGGGAAGTGCTATACAAAGTGATTATGGCACAAATAGTTCTGCAAAATCTTACTATAAAGATTTATTGAAGTAATGTCAGGGTTGAAAAAATGGTTTGCTCAAAAGTGGGTAGACATCGGAAGTAAAAGAAAAGATGGTTCGTTTGCACCTTGTGGTAGAAGTAAACAAAAAGCAGATGCTAAAAGAAAATATCCGAAATGTGTTCCTTTAGCAAAAGCTAGAAGAATGAGTGAAGGACAAAGAAAAAGTGCAGTAAAAAGAAAAAGAGCTAAAGCTCAAGGTGTTGGTGGTAAACCAACAAATGTAAAAACTTTTGCAGTTCAAGGTGGATTAGCAGATTATTATAAAGGAGTGATATAATGACTAAAATATTAGGAGAACAATTTAAAGACTTTAAAAAAGGCGACCTTATTAAAAGATTACAAAAAAAATACGGCAAGAATAAAGTAAACGAAAATACTTCTATGAAAAAAATAATGGAACTAATGGGAAAAAAAGAAGGTGGTGCTATGATGCAAGGTGTTAAAGCTGCATTAGCAGGTGCAGGAGCACCGACTATTTTAAAAAATAAAAATAAATCAAAAGTAAAACTACCTGGTGATAGACCTGAAGGTTCACCTTCTCCAACTGTTTTTCCTAAAAAGAAAAAAACTACAAAAGGTGCAGTAACTGACAAAGAGTTAAAATTTAAAGGTGTTCCTTCTGCTTATGGTAAAAAACCAATTAGAAGAAAAGTCAAGAAACCTAGAAGAGCTTTAAGTGAAGGAGGAATGAATTTGTCACCAAAAGCTGATTTAGATGGTGATGGTATGTTTAGTAAATATGAAAGAGCTAGAGGAGAAGCCATTCAAAAAGCTATGACTGAAAATAAAAAAGTAGAAGGAGGAATAGTTCGTGGAGGGGGACAAGCTATTAAAGGAATAAAATTTAAAGGTGTTATGTAGGGTGAACTATGGCTACTTCTGGAACAACAGCTTTTGATTTAGACATAGATGATATCATTGAGGAAGCCTATGAACGATGTGGTGTACGCACTAATTCTGGAAAGGATTTAAAATCAGCAAGACGAAGTTTAAATATTCTTTTCAGCGAATGGGGAAACCGAGGGGTTCACTTATGGAAGGTAGAATTAAAAGAACAAGAACTAACAGCAGGGACAGCAACTTACACAGCACCAAGCAACGCAAACGACATATTAGAGGCTTATGTTTCCACAACTACTGGAACTACCTCGTCTACAAACGATGTCTCTCTTACCAAAATATCAAGGAGTGAATATGCAGCCTTACCTAACAAAGGTTCACAAGGTCAACCTAGTCAATATTATGTGGACAGACAAACGACTCCAACAATAACTTTGTATCAAACACCAGATGCATCAACTTACACTTATGTGAAATATTATTATTTAAAAAGAATAGAAGATACTGGTGCGTATACAAATCAAGCAGATGTGGTTTTTCGTTTTATTCCTTGTATGGTTGCAGGACTTTCTTATTATTTAGCTATGAAAAAAAATCCACAATTAGTACAGCAAAATAAATTATTATATGAAGATGAATTACAAAGAGCTTTAACAGAGGATGGTCAAAGAACTTCTGTTTACATTACACCACAAAATTACTTTCCACAAGGAGGATAAATGGCATACGCAAGAGGTAAATATGCTCAAGCAATATCAGACAGGTCAGGATTAGCTTTTCCTTATAATGAAATGGTAAAAGAATGGAATGGTTCTTTTGTACACAAATCAGAGTTTGAAGCTAAACATCCACAGATAAGAAAAAAACATATTAAAGGAGATGCTATTGCTTTGGCGAATGCAAGACCAAGACCACCTGAAAATGAAAAAGAATTTTTATTATTTATCAGTAGTGGTTTTTTTGCAGATAATGGAGACGGTGGAATTGGTGGAACAAGTATGACAGTGGCACAAAGTGATTCTATTTTAGGAACTAAACTCACAGCAGTGTCTGCAACTTCAGCAGTTGGTACAGATTTTACAGTGGTGATTTCATGACTATTTCACATTCTAATTTTTTAACACAAGTTCGTAGTTACACTGAAGTAGATTCAAATGTTTTAAGTGATACTTTACTTGACCAGTTTATAAGGAACACAGAATTAGATATTGCTAATAAAGTTGATTATGATGATATAAGAAAATATGTGTCTGCTACCACTGTGGCTAGTCAAAGGTTTTTAAATACACCAAATGACACTATGGTCATTCGTTCTGTACAAATTATAAGTAGTAGCACAAGAGATTTTTTAGAGAAAAGAGACACTTCTTTTATAGCTGAATTTAATCCAGCAGATACAACAGGACAACCAAAATATTATGCAAATTGGGATGATAAAAATATTTTATTAGCTCCAGTGCCTGACCAAGCATACACCATACAACTTAATTACATTAAAGACCCTGACCATTTTGATTCTTCTACATCTACCTTTTTGTCAACACATCAAGAATCTTTGTTATTGCATGGAGTATTAACAGAATGTTTTAGTTATTTAAAAGGTCCTATTGATATGTACAACTTATATAAAACAAAGTATAATGAAGAGATACAAGACTTTGCGTTGCAACAAATGGGTCGAAGAAGAAGAGGCGAGTATGATGATGGTGTACCTAGAATACAAGTGGCTTCCCCTTCACCTTAATTAGATAAGGAGTAAAAAATGGCAATAACAACAAGTGTGGTATGTAATGTATTTAAAAGAGATGTTATGAAAGGGGTTCATAATTTTACTAATCCTGGTGGTAACAGTTTTAAATTATCTATGTATACATCAAGTGCTACTCTCGGTAAGTCAACAACTTCTTTTACAACTGACAATCAAGTCTCTTCACCATCTGGATATTCTTCAGGGGGTAAGGCTTTAGTTCCAGTGACACCTACTCTAGACAGTGATACTGCTATAGTAGATTTTGTGGACTTGTCATTTGTAGGAGTAACATTGACTGCAAGAGGAGCTTTAATCTATAACGATACTGCTTCAGGAGACCCAGCAGTAGCTGTGTTAGATTTTGGTGGAGACAAGACTGCTACTTCAGGAACATTTACAATACAATTTCCAACTGCTAATGCTTCAAGTGCTATTTTAAGAATAGCATAAGGAGATAAAAAATGGCTAACGCATGGGGTGAAGCCACTTGGGGACAGAATGCTTGGAATCAACAGTCTGATGTAAACCAAGCAGCTACTGGTGTATCTAGTACAGGTTCTGCTGGAACTGCTACTGTAACAGGAACTTGCACTATTACAGTTACTGGTGTATCTAGCACAAGTTCTGTTGGTTCTGTTACTGCTGGTATTGCAGTTGACCCTTTTACAGTCGCTAGTTTATCCACGACCTCTGCTGTAGGTTCTAACAGTATTGCGTTAGGTAGAATAGAAACTGTATCTGGAGTAAGCTCTTCAACTTCTGTAGGTTCGGTTACTATTGATGATGAATTTTTAACTGGTGTAGGTTGGGGAAGAGGAACTTGGGGAAATAAAGTTTGGAATGGTGCATTTACAGCTGCACCATCAGGAGTTTCCTCTACAAGTGCTATTGGTTCTGTAACCACACAAGCAAACGCAACTGTTACTCCGACTGGAGTTTCCTCTACAAGTGCTGTTGGTACTGCAACAATTTCTGGCACTGCAACCGTATCTGCATCTGGAGTGTCATCCACTACTGCTTTAGGAACATTTACTTTAGTTCAAACTACAAATGAAACAGCAACTGGTGTAAGTTCCACCACTTCTATAGGAAGTATTATTGCAGGATTAAAAACACCAGTGGATGTAACTGGAGTTAGTGCAACTGGTTCTGTGGGTTCAGTAACCGTAGTAGGAACTGCAACTTTTGCAGTAACTGGAGTTAGTGCAAGTGGTTCTGTAGGTTCTATAACACCAATTTTTATTTATAGTGTTTCTGGTGTATCTGGAACTTCTGCTGTAGGAACTGCTGTAGAGGTAACTGGTCAAGGACTAGTTGATGATGTTACTGGAGTTGTATTGACGAGTGCAGTAGGAAGTGTAATAATAATAGCATGGGCAGAAATAGATACTGGCTCAACAGTTACTTGGACTGAGATAGAAACAGCAGCATAAAGGATAATATATGGCATCAACATTTTCATCTGATTTAAAACTTGAGTTAATGGCAACTGGAGAAAATGCTGGAACTTGGGGAACAAAAACAAACACCAATTTAGAATTATTACAACAAGCGATAGCAGGATTTGAACAAGTCACTTTAAGTAGTGGTGGTACACTTGCTCTTGCTATGAGTAATGCATCTTTATCAAATGCAAGAAATATGGTGATTAAGTTTGCAACAGCTTCTATTGCAGCTAGTACAGTTTGTACTGTGCCAGACAGTATAGAAAAATTTTATATATTTGATGCCACTGGATTAACTAACCCAACTAATCTTACCATAAAAACTGCAAGTGGAAGTGGTTTTACTTTAGATGCAGCTAAAATATATGCAGCTTATGCAGATGGAACAAATTTAAAAGAAGTGTCTTTAGATACTTTAGGAGGCACAATAGGAACTGCACAAATTGCAGACGATGCAGTTACTTCAGATAAAATAGGACCAGGTGCTGTCGTTGCAGACGGAATAGGACCAGGTGCTGTAGTGGCAGCTGGAATAGGTCCTGGTGCAGTGACTGCTCCCAAAATAGGACCAGGTGCTGTAGTCGAAGCAGGAATAGGACCTGAGGCAGTGACTGCTCCCAAGATAGGACCTGAAGCAGTAACAGCTCCTAAGATAGGACCTGGTGCTGTAGGTGCAACACAATTAGCAGCAACAACTGTATCAGCAGGAACTTATACTAGTGCAACCATTACAGTGGATGCAGATGGTAGAATTACCTCTGCTTCATCAGGAGCAGCTGGTAGTCCTGGTTTTGATATAGGTGGTACAACTGGTTTATATAAAAGAGGACCTGCCTCTGGACAATTTTCAACAAACCCTAATACAACTAGAATACAATTATTTATAGCTGGTGGTGGAGGAGAAGGTAGACCTGATGGACCTTTTACTGGTAATACTGGTGGTCGTGGTGGTAATGCTGGTTATGGATATTTTAATATTGCTACACCAAGTGGTATAGGACCAGTGGCTTATACAGTGGGTAAAAATTCCACAGAACCTTCTGTTGGTCAAGCAAGTACATTTGCTCATCCATCAGGAACAATTACTGCTAATGCTGGAGGAGACCAACCATTAACTTCAACTATCAACCCTAATACTGGAACACAAGCAGTTCCATCTACATTAGATGGTACAGTGCAATCACCAGCTCATACAGTGGGTATCACTTTTAGTAATATTTATGATTTTAATGCTATGGCTGGAACTGGTGGTTTCTTTGCTAACAACATACAAACTGGACCTAATAATACAATTACAA